TGGCAGACGAAGGATGACAAGCGAGTAAGGAGAATAGGCGGGCCTTACCCTTCAAATGAAGTTGCTGACAGGGCAAGCAGGGCTGTTTCTGAGGAGATGGGTGAAAGACCTGTAGAGGATTACATAAATTATCTGCGTCAGACTAATCCGGGCGTAGTTGGTGGGCAATCTCCCATACCACAGCAATACAGGCAATATACGCCTTCCGGCCCACCTGGTCTGTTGGATGAGAGAAGGGAGGTAAGGAAGGCTACCCCGTCAGTGGATTTAGGGGGGTTCCTGAAAACAGGGGTGGAAGGGTTGCTGGACGTATCTACGAAAGCGATGGAGAAGGCAACAGAAGCAGCCAAGGATTTAAAGTCTGCAGCAATTAAGAAAATAATAGATAACCCTTACAAAGACCCTTTCAAAAGAAAGGTTTTTGATGATATTCTTGATGATGAAGGATACAGTTTGCTTTCGTATGAAGATACAAAGGGTAAACCTACTGTAGGGATAGGTCATTTAGGGGGTGATCCCAGTGCAACAGGAACAGGGTTTCTGGGTACTGTTGACCGGTTTTTTACTACTCCAGACGAAGCAACTACTTTAGCTGTAAAGGATATAGATGAGAAGATAGCATCTGCCAGGAGTTTTCTTACGCCGTCTGTTTACGATAATTTATCGGAAAGTGCTAAGTTAGCCGTAGTCAACATGAATTTTCGAGGGGATTTAATAAAATCTCCCGATACTGTAAAACTTATAAAGCAAGGTCGTATGGAGGAAGCATCTAAAGAATTCCTGGACAATGATGATTACCGTCGGTCTAAAAAGGCAGGTACAGGTATCTGGGAAAGATTTGAAAAGAATGCAGAAAGGTTACGGAGATGAGAACAGATAAACAACAGGCTTTTATAGAGCATTACGTACATACAGGGAATGCCACGAAATCCGCCATCATGGCTGGTTACAGCGAGAGGGGTGCAGAGGTACGAGGACACAACCTTAAAAAGCAGTTCGCAGGAGAGATTGCAGAGGAAACGAGGAAAGGTATTGTCGATGCTGTACCGGGTGCATTAGCCCAATTGAAGGAACTCGCGTATAAGGCTGAAAGTGAAAGTGTGCGTTTTCAAGCAGTTAAGGATATCCTAGACCGGGCAGGATTAAAGCCTGTAGACCGGATTGAACAGACCACGATAGAGCAGATTTCAACGGAAGAATTACGCAAGGAACTTGAAGCTCTTTTGATGGAAAGTAAACCAGAGGTTGTTGGTATAACACATTGACCGTTCATCGTCAGGTTGAAATATTACGGGAACTGCGGAAGAGGGAAAGATACAATAAGCTGGATTCTTATGATCCTTACCCTTACCAAAGAAACTTCCACGATACAGGCTCCAGTTGTAATCAACGTCTTTTAATGGCAGCTAACCGCATAGGAAAATCCTATTGCGGGGCAGCGGAGATCGCTTTTCATTTAACTGGGCTATACCCTGAGTGGTGGAAGGGCCGTATATTCAAGCAACCCATCACAGGATGGGCGGGTGGTGTTTCAAACGAAACAACCCGTGATATCGTTCAAGCTGAATTATTGGGTTCCCCTGATGACATGGATGCGTTTGGTTCCGGTGCAATTCCTCGTTCAAAGATAATAAAAACCGAGAGAAAGCCGGGGGTTCCAAACGCCAAGAGCATGGCACTTATTAGCCATGTATCTGGGGGGAACTCTTCTTTATTCTTCAAGGCTTATGAGATGGGCCAGGAGAAATGGCAGGGTCGTTCTGTCGATTGCGTGTGGCTGGATGAAGAACCATCAAGAGATATCTACTCTCAGGCCGTAACGAGGACGCTCGACAGGAGGGGGATGGTTTATATGACCTTTACTCCTGAACAGGGCATGACGGAAACCGTTGCCAGCTTTATAAACTCCATAAAGCCCGGTCAATCCCTTGATAATGCTACGTGGGATGATGCCACTGAAAAGGTTAGAAGTGTCTTAAATGGAAATCCAGGCCATTTGAACGAAGCTGTTATGGAGCAGATTCTGTCCTCCTATTCGCCCCATGAACGCGACATGAGGCGTAACGGTAGGCCATCCATAGGGTCAGGCTTAGTCTTCCCTGTGAGCGAAGACAGGATAGCCTGTGAGCCATTTTCGATAAAGAGTCATTGGCCCCGTATCTGTGGGATAGATTTTGGCTACGACCACCCTACGGCGGTGGTCTGGATATCATGGGATAGGGATGAGGACATCATGTATATCTATGACTGTTACAGTGCATCCAAAGCACCCCCATTAGTTCATGCCAATGTCATACGGACACGACCCTATTTCATACCAGTTGCTTGGCCCCACGACGGCAACAGGCTTGATTCGATGGGTAATCCTGGCCTTGCAGAACAATACAGGAATATGGGGGTTAATATGCTTCCCTTCCATTTTGAAAACCCTCCTGCTTTAGGTGAGAAGAAGGGTGGAAACTCCATAGAAGTCGGCATTATGGATATTTTACAGCGTATGGAAGATGATAAGTTCAAAGTCTTTAATACTTTAGGCTTGTGGTTTGCGGAATTCCGTATGTATCACAGAAAAGATGGAAAAATCGTTCCTTTGCGGGATGATCTGATGTCAGCAACGCGGTATGCAGCCATGTCGCAGCGTTTTGCGGTAGCTGGCGATGATCCTACATGGGATGACGAAATCAAATACAGGAATCTAGGGATAATTTAGTGATTGATGAAGAACTAGTAGCAAGAATACAAACAGAAATTACCGATGCGTTGGGATATAACGATGAAATATCCAAGCAGAGGGAACAGGCTATGGAGTATTACTATGCCCGTCCGTTCGGTAATGAAGTGGAAGGACGCTCTCAATTCGTAGATTCCACCGTTGCGGATACGATTGAGTGGATAAAGCCATCCCTTATGAGGGTATTCGCCTCTGGTGATAACATGGTGTCCTTCTCCCCTGTCGGCCCGGAGGATGTAGACGCTGCTGAACAGGCTTCTCAGTATATAAACCATATTTTTAGTAAGGATAATTCAGGCTGGGAAATCCTCTATACGTGGTTTTCTGATGCACTTTTGCAGAAAAACGGCATAGTTAAGGTTTGGTGGGATGAAACCGATGAAAATGACCGTGAGGAATATCACAACTTAACCGAGCTTGAACTGGATGCCCTTCTAGCCTCTGAAGAAGTGGAAGTTACCGAACATACGAAGAATGATGACTTCACAAATGACGTTGCGGTTACCAGGAAAGTCCTCGATGGCAGGGTCATGGTTGAAAACGTACCCCCTGAAGAATTCCTCATTTCCAGGGAAGCCAAATCTATTAAGGATAGCCGGTTTGTCTGTCATAGAGTTAAAAAGACTCTGACTGAACTCAGGGAGATGGGGTTTGATGTAGACCCGGATGAACTGTCCAGCGGTGATGACGAGATGGGGTCATTGTCCGGTGAAAGACAGGCAAGGTTTAATTTTGACAGGAGTATCAATTTCGGCCTTACGGAAACCGAGGCAGAGGAAGCATTAAAGGAATACTGGCTGTATGAGAGTTACCTGAAGACGGATTGGGATAATGATGGTTTAGCGGAACTGAGAAAGGTCTGTAGCATAGGGGATAAAGTCCTTGCTAATGATCCTGTAGACAGGGTTCCCTTTATTTCCATTGCCCCGATTAAAATACCCCACAAGTTTTTTGGTTTATCCGTGGCAGACCTCATTATGGATTTGCAGTTAATTAAGAGTAGTCTGATGCGAAACCTCATGGACAATATGTACAACCAGAACTTTGGTAGGTACGCAGTTCTTGAGGGCCAAGCGAACTTAGACGATTTGCTCACACAAAGACCGGGCGGGGTGGTCAGGGTTAAATCCCCCAACGCTGTCATGCCCCTGACTACTCCCCCACTAGAACCCTATACCTTCCAGATGCTGGAATATCTGGATAGTGTCAGGGAATCGCGGGCCGGGGTTAATAAATACTCTCAAGGTCTTAACGATAAAGCCCTGACTTCTCATACCACGGCATCAGCAGTTAATTCTGTGATGACGGCAGCGCAGTCAAGAGTGGAGTTAATTGCAAGAAACTTCGCAGAAACAGGTGTAAAAGACCTGATGCTTGCGATATATGAACTGGTACAGAAGAACCAGAACAAGGAAAGAGTGGTTCTTTTAAGAGGTCAGTGGGTAGAAGTTCGCCCGGATATGTGGCGGGATAAGATGGATTGCACTGTGTCTGTAGGATTGGGGCATGGGAATAAAGAACAGCAGTTGATGCACCTTTCTTCTATGTTACAATTTGCTTCTCAGGCAATGCAGGGTGGTCTTAGGATTGTAAACGAGCAGAATATGTATAATATTGGGGCTGCTATTATTCGTAATATGGGCTTTCAGAATGTCGATGACTTTATGACAGACCCATCACAGATTGAACAATCAGGCATGTCGCCAGAACAACAGATGCAACAGATGGATATGCAGAACAAGCAAAAGGAACTGGAAATCAAAGCGGCTGAAGTCCAGATCAAAGCGCAGAAGGTTCAACAGGATGCGGCAGAAGCACAGATGGATGCACAACTGAAAGTAGCCGAACTTGCACTTGAAGCGAAACAGAACAGACCTGTAGCTATAGGATAAAGATATGCCAATCACGAAGATGCCTAATGGTAGCTATAAAGCTATCTATGGCGGAAAGACTAGAATATTCAAGAAGTTGAATGAAGCCAAAGAGTGGGCTGCTACATTTAAGAGCAATCCACACAAGAAAAAATCTAGTAAAATTTCGTACTAAAAGTGGACGAACAACAAAGAGAAGAACACGCAAAGCGTCTTCTTTCTGATCCACTTTTTCTTGAAAGTTTTGATGTATTAAGAACCGAACTTCTTACCAGATGGGAGAACTCATCTAGTAATGAATCGGAAGCCAGAGAATCAATCTGGCTGGGGTTACAACTTCTTTCCCGTATCAAGTACCATCTTGAATCAGTTATAACAACTGGCAAGATGACTGATATATTAAAGAAACAATCCCCTTACATATAAAGGTTAAAAAGCCTTTCTAACCCAACCCGCTTCGAGCGGGTTTTTTTATGGAGGTAGCCCGTGGACAAGCAACCAGCCCCACAACCAGAAGTAGAAGATTTACAAGGTAGTGTGCAGCAAGCACAAGAGGCAATTCTTGGTATTTTGAATTCGGAAGAAAACGCAGAATCCGAGGAAGCCGAACCGCAGGAAGAAGCGGTATCTGAAGATGAACCTGAAGAGGAACCGGAGGGTGAAGAACCCGAAGATGAATTTGAGGAGGAATCTGAAGAAGGTGAAGAGGACGAAGGAGATGTCGAGGAACTTCTATACGCTGTCAAAGTAGACGGTGAAGAATCTGAAGTTACCCTTGATGAACTTCTTAAAGGGTATTCCCGTCAGTCTAGTTTCACTCGAAAAACTCAAGA